AACTTTCACCTGTGCTCCATCACACCAAAAGCTGAAATTAGCTCCATGAATCTTTTCAGTTGCCATCCATAGACCACCGTCCTTACCTTCATACTGAACCTTGTCAATCAGGTTTTGACGGTAGGTATTCTCCAAGCTGCTAAATTTCTTAAATTCCATAAACCCTCCTTTAAAAGAAAACCCCACCACCCAATTTCTCAGGCGATGGGGTCAGTATGAATTACGCTTATCTACTTGTCAAGCAAATTTGCGTAGCGATTGTAGTTAATTTCTCCGATCAAGCCGTTGTGGCTGTAGTCCGTGATGCGCTTCTCGAAAAAATTTCCGTGCCTTGCGCCACTAAGCATCCACTCCATCCATTGAACCTTGTTAGGACGTACTTCAGAAGCAGAAATCATACCAATCTGATAACGACGAAGTTCTCCAAGATACAAGATGTAATCCTTAAGGTCTTCTTTGGTAAGGTCTTCTTGTTCACCCATAGCATACACAAGGTCGATAAACTTATGCTCTGCTGCAACATAGCGTTGAATCAGAGCTTCAATAATCTCAAACAATTGCGTCCGTTCAACCTCCGTCAGGTCTTTCAGAACCTCCTTCAGCGTTCGGATGTTATTGATTACATGCTCTTGTTCATCAGCCAAGCTCCAAGAGTTAACATCATTGAAGCCAACAAACAAACCGTGACGTTTGAAGTTCAGCAGCACGGTAAATGCTGCAAACAGCCCGATACCCTCGCCAAGCAAAATCTGGGAGAGCTTAATTGCAAACCGAAGCTCATCCCGCATCTCTTTTGATGAATAGTCATCAACCATCGTGTCCAGCTTTTCAACCATCTCCGCATAGTCAGCAAATGCCACCCAATCACTATCACTGAAACCGAATGTCTCTGCAAGCAGTGCGTAACTTCGTTGGTGAATTACCTCACGAGCAGCAAAGGTCATCATCATGTTGCGGATTTCATTGTTCTTGACGAACGGGAGAAGATGTGTATAACCCTCCCCCACCGTCTTATCCATCTCAGTAAAAAGACAAATAACCTTATCAACAATGTTCTTATGAACTTCGTGACTCACGTTCTTTGTCTTCAAACCGTCCTTGGAGTTGTACTGACGAAGATCATCCTGCAACTCAATCTGGTTTTCATGCCAGTGCATATCAATTGAATGTTTCTTTGCTGCCTCAACTGCCCAAGCATACTGAAAGGGTCGGTATGCTGCACTACTTTTAAATACGCTCAATTAATCCTCCTTAGTATTAAGCTTGGCAGGCCAAGCATTCACCATCATATTCGATCTTTGCACGAACTGCAACAGCATTCAGAGGTCTATCCGCGCCAGTGCCTACGTTAGCCTTAACTGCTGATTTACTTCGGCAATAGTACAGACTTTTCAGACCCTTGTCCCAAGCTGCGATATGAATGTCACTCAGCTCTTGAGCTGTAATATCGGCAGGAACAAACAAATTCACAGACTGAGATTGGCAAATGTACTCTTGTCGAGCAGCAGCTTGTTCAATAACCCACATGGGGTTGATTTCATATGCCGTCTTGAACACCGCTTTTTCTTCTTCAGTCAAAAACTCCAAATGCTGCACACTGCCTTCATTTGTAACAATACTGCTCCACACATCTTGCGTGTCTTTACCCTTCTCAACCAAAAGCTTTTTCAGGTATTTATTCTTAATCAAGAAACTTCCTGCACGACCTTCAGCATTAAAAGCATTACCAGCAAAAGGTTCAATACTTGGACTTGCCCCGACAATACTACTAGAGCTTGCGTTTGGAGCAATTGCAAACAGGTGGCTGTTACGCATTCCACTACCTTGACAATCTGGTGCTTCACCTCGGATTTGCCCAAGTCGCATACTTTCTTCAATAGCCTTAGCCCGAATATCTCCATAAACTTTGTGAGTATGTTGGATAGCACTATTGAACCCGCCGCTTTCAAACGGAATCATCTTACTTTGCAGATAAGAGTGCCAACCCAATGTCCCCAAGCCAAGAGCACGTTCTTTAGATGCTGAGTAAATAGCTCGATTCAGCTCAGGTGGTGCTAGTCGGATAAAATACTCCAGCACGTTATCCAGAAGTCGAATCAGGTCAGCAACAATAGTTGTATCCTTCCACTCCTCATATTTCTCAAGATTCAAACTAGACAAACAGCAAACAGCGGTGCGCTTAAAGCTTGTCATCAGCGTGATTTCAGAACACTGCCCGGTTAGCAGACCATTGAACACCCCCATGTGACGCTTAGGTTCGTTAAAGCAGTAGGTATCATCAACCCTACCCTCATCCACTACCTCAGTGATTTTCACAAATTGCTCACACTCCCTGTTTGGTTTATGGTCTGTAAGATATAACCTGTGAGTTTTCCAACCAAGAGCTTGTAAATTATTAATACCAGCCTGTCCAATAAGAAGACGATAAGACTCTTTACAATCAAATAGCCCTAATTCACCACTTCCATCATTTAGCGGAAGATACCGCTTACCGGCATCGATAGCTTTTGTAACTTTACTACTAATACCAAGAGTCTGTAGCATCAATTGAACTTCTAAGAGAAATTCTTTATTAACACTCCCAACTTGAATACTCTGTGTTTTACCATTTCTTGCTACAGTGCCATCTGAATCACACAATCCCGCAAACCAAGCTACGCGACTGTCTATATCATACTTATTGGTTGGAACAAAGAACTTATCTTTCAAAAATTCGCTATGTCCATATTCACGATTTAGGTCTTCTTGGATGTGCCAATCTTTAAAAATGTCTCCAAAGTTCGATTTAAGCGCTCTTTTACCATGATAAAGATAAATTCGCTTGCCTTGCTTAGTCAGACAACCATCTCCAGAATAGAACCCATTAGCGTAGGCGTGTTCTAAAATCTCATCGCCTTGGATAACGGGAAAATCTGATTTGATTAGCTTATCTCCAACAACCAGTTCGCAGGCTCTTTTTTCAATAATAACGGTTTTTAGTGTTGTTGGATGACGAACGGCAGTGTAGAACTTATGGTAAGGTGTACAAGTTAGTTCAAAACCAGAATTAGTTTTAACAGTAACTAGTTTTTGATTCTCACCTGTTTTAACTACGTGAACCTTGCTCCATTCTTTACCATTCCAAACATTTACCTCTTCACCCTCCAAATCGGAAATTACCTCATACCCTTGATCTGTAAGAATAAGAGTCTCTGGTGCCACACACAAATTACTTTGACTTACCTTGTAAGTAGGCTTCTTAATCCACTCAGGAATCTTGCGGTTTACAGTATCTTTATAAAGAAGATAAGGTTCCCCAGTCTCCTTCCGAAGTTCAAGAATCTCTTCCCAAATCTCCCGCGCATTAATTGTCCGTCCAGTAGGACCATGCTTAGGATCAACAAGCTCGTACTCTTCACCTTTAATCACTGCAATCATAAACTTGTCAGTGATGTTGATGCCGTGGTTAAGGTTAAAGCATTTCTTATTACTATCACCACCAATCGGATTACGCATTTGCAAGAAAGACATAATCTCCGGGTGGTCAATATCCAAATACATCGCCATACTTCCACGGCGAGTAGCCGTTTGACGATAAGCAAGGGTCATACTGTCGTAGTCACGAGCGTGGGCCATAACACCCGTACTCTTTTCGTCTGGACTACGGTTCGCTGCATAAATACCAACACCGCCACCCATCATAGACAAGTCTTTGGCCTCGGCTGATGCTACAGTAAGACCTTTTTTACTGTCCGCAATCATACTCAAGAAGCAACTGATTGGCATACCGTCAGGCTCTACGTTCTCTTCCAACCAGTCGCCCGCCTCTTCAAATTGATCCTCAGAGAAAGTAGGCCAGTTTACTTCTACTGCATTACTTAGAACGGGACTAGCAAACGTGAAGTATCCCTTGCTTGCATAGTCGTAAATACGCTGTGCAAACTCATAGTCTCCAAAAGAGTAGCAAGTAGAGCCACGAGCAAAGGTTTGTTGCGGAGATTCCTCCCACTCCTTCTTATAAAACCCCTTACCTGTTAGCATTGCAATACCCTGTTCTGGGATATTTGCGTCTCGGCTATAATCAATAACAATGCCCAAATACTCTTGAACCGTTGAATGCTTCTCTTGCATTTCCAAACTCACCCTCCTTTAAATATCTTCTTTTACTTTACTATGCTTCTTCATGTGGTCAATCAAACTACCTGTGAAGTTAGCTTGTTTACCCATTGCTCCAAGTTGAATCCGCAGATGTGGATCATCACAAGCATTCACTTTATTCTCCCAAGAACAAGCAGGATTCTTAAGCCATTCAGGATCACTGCGCTCAACTGACTCATATCTAACGCAGTGAACCACTTTACCTTGTAGGTTGCGATGTGTGCAAACCACCTCATCAATCTCTTGGTTGGTGTCCATTCCATTCTCAAAAAGAATCTTTTTAATCGTTTCTTTATCATCTTTACCAAAAGCTTCAGCGAATTCTTTGATTAGTACAAGATCACTCATACTCAAACTAAAATCTACAGACATACTACACTCCTTTAGACAGCAGGCTCAAAAGCCTGCGTCATTGTTATAAAACTCTTGTGGACTAACACCTTCCTGATATGCAACAAGAACTTCATCAGCACGATCAATCAACATGCGACGAACATTATCTCCTGTTGCAAGATCACGAACTTTGTAGATGATGACAAGTTCTGCGAAGTATTGTGCAAAAGTCATTTCAAGAACAGACATATTTATTCTCCTACCAATGCCGACCAGCTTACAGGGAAAATCTCTTTAACCAGAGCACCAACTTGTTTAGCTACTTCCTGTACCTCTACTTGAGCGTGACTGTCTGTACGCTTGAGGTAGAAGTTAGCAAAGCTTACCAGATTACCCGTCCAAATCCAATTAACAATTGCACCTTGTGGCAAGATGAAACGTGCTTGCTCAGGACACACACCGTTAGCGATCATCTCTTCATAGGCTTCAACAGCACCCGCTGTAACATACTTGTATTTCTCCAAAAAGTGCTCAGACTCCGAGTGCTTGTCCCCACTACCTTGTTTAATGCTCCCTTCTGGTTTAGCACGGAAGAACTCTGGAATAAAGATTTCAGGGGTAGTCGAGATATAGCGCCGACTCTCCTCATTCTCAACCATACCGATCTTATGCTTAAAACATTGAGTGCGAATAGGAACAGGTGCCGCTACTCGAAACTTCAGTGCTGTATGTGCAAAAGGTGTCCAATGGTCGTGTTCTGCAAGGAACTTAATAAGTTTCTGATCCTTCGGTGCTAGTCGTTGATATCCGCCAAACTCGTTGAAATAAAATCCAGCTTCCTCGCACTTCTCTCGCCAATTAGGCTGATTATAGTTGCTGAACTCCTCAACCGCTGCGGGATACTCCCAATTACTTGTCTTGTTGAAGCTTACTCGCGCTGCGTCTACAACGGCAAGGTCATCACCCATATAGTCAATCAGTTCTACTTTAATACCTTCCAATTCTTTCTCCTCCTCTTGTTGCTTTCTTGGCAACATCCCTTCCAATCTACAAGAAGCTTCGTAATTAGAAGCTCTCACTTTTCTGTAATAATCTCTCTTTTGTTCAAATGTAGCCATAGCTACTTAAACTCTTGTGGTACGAAAACACTAAGGTCAGGACGTTCGTGGTGTTTAAGCTTCATCACCTTCTGATCCTCATTACGCCGCACAGTGTAGTAAGTTTCTCCCTCGTACACTGTAGTCTCAATATAACACTCTGTACCTTTCTCTTCAAGCGCTTCTTGAGATTCTTTAGCGTATGTGTAGCTTGTGGTGTACTTCTGAGCATTATTAGCACAGACCACATCTTTAACACCTTTAGTATCTACCCCAAATGCTTCAAGAAGTTGACCAAGATATGTGTTGACATACCAAACGTCCGCCCATCCATCAATCAACTCTTGAATACCTTCTTCTTGACTTGCATCAAAAGTTTCCAACGCCTCTTCTTTAACGAGAGCTGCTTGTTGCTTTAGTTGTTTCCATACATCGTACAGACTTCCTTGAGATGGGCTGTTTCCACACACGACATTGAACCGCTTAACCGCTTCTTTACTCACTTTTGCTCCTTACTTTGTTCAACCATTCGTTCACCAAAGAACACCACTTTCTCTGAATCATAAAGACCATTATCATAGCCTTTCTTTTTAACACCAAGCTTACGTGCAGCACACTTACGCCAGATAGCTTTAAAGGCGTTTCCTTCGGCGTAGTTCATACCAAGCGCTTCGATCAAATCGTTACATTCAGCAAGGTAAGGTGTATTGCTTTCAGTGGTAGGATTATCCACCTTCACCTTGTAGTAGTCAACACTTTTACCTGTGTACTCTTCTTTTTTCAAGTCGGTGCTAATTACATCTACTGGCTTTTCGTTTGCTGCTGTGAACACTTCCACACACTCACCTTCATAAAGCTTCCAGAGTTTACCGTTCGTTGTAAACGAGTAAAGAAACTTTTCTACTCCAGATATCCATACTATGTCGTCTACCTCATGTTCAGAACCTGCATACAACCCTTGATACTCGTGGTCTTTAGTGGTTACACGAATCTTCATTTCTTATCTTCCTCCAACTTCTCTATACGTTGTTCTAGCAGACGAATATATTCTCTCAAAGCATCTACATCTGCCATCAATTTAGCTACGTTCTCATATAAACGATAATCTGTAAGTTCTAACATTCTCCTCTTCTCCTTATGTTTGTGTAGTGTTGCACATTCCTTGTGCGTTGTCAATCAGTTATCATCCTCTGCGGATGCGATTGTTTTTATCCCTTCCCAATCATACCCGCCTCTGACGGCCTTATAGATTAGATTTGTATCTACGCCGAACTCCTTAGCCAAAGCACCAACACCATTAATCTTATCCCTTTTCGGATTGTATCTTCGCTTAATCTCCTCAATTTGGTCTTTTGTTAATTTACGTCTACATGAGGATACAACAGTCCTTCCTTTCTTGGCTCTGTCTCTATTATTATCTGCCCACGTACCTTCGATTAAGTGTAAGGGGTTAATGCACGCAGGATTATCACACTTGTGCATCACACACAAGCCTTCTAACTCCTCATGACTTTTGCAATTGAACCAACAATAGGAGAATCTGTGAGCAAATACTTGCCTGCTGTTGGCCTTTTTCAGTCGTGAATACCCTTGGTCGGAGGGTCTATATTTATACTCAACACAGGCGTGGTCATCGAAGATGGCGTTCTCTATAAACTCCACGAAGTCGGTTATACATTTATTAACTGCCATATTTATCCATAATAAATTCAAGGGAAATAAAAGACGGTAAACCAAACCCATCCTTTACTTCATGCAACATTGTCAAACCTCGGAAATGGAAGTTTCCTTGGTAACCTTTGTAAGCCTCATCATGCGGGTAACATGCGCCATTGATAATACCAATTTGCATCTGTCCATCCAAAGTAGGCCGTATCGCCACATCTAAGCATTGCCTATGGCCTACACAAAACGACTTACCCACAGATTTCAACTGGTTAAGTGCAGTCCCCCCGTAAGGTTTACCTGTGAAAGGGTTAGCCAGAAAATGCACGTAATTAATCCCATCCACTTCGGCAGGTTTCAGGTAAGGATAAACTTCCCAACCATATGCTTCTAACCCAAGCTGCTCTGTACCAATGAATCCTGTGAACTCTGGGTTATCATTGGCAAAACGGTCTGCACGAAATTCATGGTTACCCACACAAAACACCATGCGAGGATTATAAGCTTTCTTCTTTGATTTGCGAGCACTTTCTTGTGCCCGACGAATCGGTGCCATAATCAACCGCATCCCCTCGTGACCGGCTTCCAAGTCTTCTTTAACCCTGCGACCTTCAAAACTTTTCTTACCTTTATCATAACTACTCAAACTTTCAAAGTCGAAGTGGTCGCCAATATGAATAATCACATCTGGTTTCTTATGTGCAATATACTCCCCAATAGCGCTAAGGTAACTCATGTCAATATTAGGCTTTACTTGGGTGTCAGCAATAATCAAATGTTTTTTAGCCAAAATCATTCTCCTTTCAATTTAATAAGACCTAATGAGGTATGCGTGAACTCGATAAGGGTTTTATACAGGCTAAATTTCTCCATAGGTCCGAGTGTATGAAAGCTCTCTAAGCTTCGGTCAAGCTCATCCAAGAAGTATTGAATGTCATCGCGCTTAAGCTCAGCCTGTTCTTTCTTGTCTTTAAACAACTGAACAACATTATCGTCTGACATATCAGAAAGCCCCAAGTTGCCAACACCACACTTGATAGAAACAAATAAGTTCAATCAAGCCTTTGTAGAGTATGTAGTTAAATACGTTCATTTCTCGTTCTCCTACGATCCTGTGTTTGTATTAAGCTCAAGGAAGCGACTAAAGCTTTCAACTGGTGTCGGAGGTTCGTCAACATAATATTTTTGTAGTAGAGTAATCTCTCGTTCCAAAGAATCAATCTTAGCTTCAAGCTTTGCGAAAGTAACCATCATATTGCTGTACTGTTCGTTAGTCATTTTCTCTATCCTCTAACTTTAAGGGCGCTTTCCACAACCTCTGTCCAATGTCCACCACCGTTGTAATGGTACGTGTGGAAGTCTATTGTCCCGTCTTCATTCTCTTTAGCCTCGGCAAAGGAGTAACAATCACTATCCCCTTGCACTTCGTATTCAACTTTGTACCACTTGTTGTTCACTTGACAAAGGTCTTCATCATACCAACTTGGGTCGTCACGAACCTGCTCAAGGTATGTTTCAGAGAACTCATCAAGAGTTTCACCTTTAGCTTCTACTAGAGATTTAGCAATTTCCTCTGTAAGATTAAAAGGGATCAACTTACCTTTGTTACGTTCCATCTCACTCATCTTTATTCTCCTCAAGATATTGGTCATGTGGTTCAGACAACTCTTCTTCACACTTTGGACAAATACTTACTAACTTCTCGTACCACAGACCATGATCTAAGCAGAAGTAATGAGTATCAAGATTTGGTTCCATTTTCCTTCTCCTCTTGTAGAAGTTCTACAATCTGAATTCGCCTCTTCTCAGCAGAACTTTGTGGTGTAACACCTTTAGCTTTCAACCACGCTTTATCCATTTTCTTTTTCACTAAATCTATCGCCAGCTTTTCAATCTGTGCGTCTTTAAAAGAAACCCCGTGCTTATCCGAGTAGGCAAGAGCGGAGTTACAGTCTTTACAAACCAATCTCAAGTCCTCCTCTGTTACATACAAAAGCCTCTCAACAAACCCCTGAATATCCTCTGTCTTGTTCAACTGACCAGCAGGAGTCTTGTGGTCCACTTGACACAAAGACATTGGGAATTCTCCCCCACACATCTCACAATCAAAACCAAAGACTGTAGGTTTCTTTCCTTTGGGGTTAGGGTTAGGGATTTGCTTCCTCTTTTTCTTAATCAGGTTATGCTTAATTGGATTGTTTGACCAGCATTTTCTCAAACACCCCCGAAGATAAGTGAAGAAGGCTGTTGAGTTTTTCCAAGGTGAACCTTCGTACCCCCATGGCTGCTTCACACTTCAATCCCCATCTTAGCAAGAAACTCAGAAACATGTCCAACATCCTTGGTAATATCTGTCCTCATACGAAGTAGTCGAAACATCTCATTCAAATGATCTAACCAATCTCTGTCTGTGAAAACTCCTGTATGACTCACAAACTGCATACGAACATCGCCGTAATACCCTTTATAGGCTTCAATTACACGCTCAAAAACCTCTTTAGGAGATTTAGCTGTATCCACCAACCCTCTAGCTGTTTTCTCTCCCAAACCCGCTGTTTTCCTTAGTGAATATGCTTTATACATCTCATCTGGAAGCTTCGGTAGACCCGGTATAGTGTCAATATTATCACCCATCAACATCTGAGTACCAAGATTCTTGGCTGCTTCCAGAGGCCCGATTTCAATAAGTCCCAGCTCTGGTTTATCAAAGTTGTATTGTAAGCAAGGGAACTGAGCCAAATCTTTATCAATAAATACCGCCACTGTATCAAGATTCTCGTGCTTACGATTTGCTCTCATCCATGCTCTGTACATCTCTTGACCCATGATATCGTCAGACTCAACACCTTCTGCTGTCAGCATGTGGTCTTTGTACTTCCAAAGCATATAGTCTCTTACCACTTCAAACAACAGGGGTTTGCTCGGCCTTTCACTTTTATATGGAACTGTCTCTGCGATATCATAACGAAAGTTCTTACCAACACCGTAGCAAATCTTAAAATCTTTGCACCAAGGTTGATTACTGATTGCTTCAATTTTGTTTTTAAACCTACCCTTTACAATGATTTCTGGAGTAATAATTGTACCATCTTCAGAAGGAACGTCATCAACAAGTTTCACTTTTTGTTCAATCGTAAAATCATCTGGTGATACTTCAGATTGACCTTTTTCCTTCTTAGAAGCATTTACTTGTGCAAGCCAACCACCAGACTTTTTTATATGATGACCAAAGAACTCAGTCTGATTTTTAAACTCTCGTTTCCATCCTGTCTCTTTGTGTGTCACCAGCACTGATGTTTCTTGTCCAGCAAGGGCAGAGTGGACAATTAATGTATCTACGTCAATGATTGCTGTATATTTTTTCGTCATTCAACCTCCTTACCAGACATTGGCTCCGCCGCGAATACGAGGTTTAACTCCAGTTAGAGCCTGAAACTTCGAGGCTTCTTCATGAACCGTGTCAAACCAAGTTTCGTCTGGAACTTTGAGATTGGGAACTGCAAACCCAATGAACCAATCCTGAATATCCGAATCATAATAAGGGCTTGCATATTCAAAGTAGTGTTCAATTACTTCCCCGGCATCCTCAAGGGTTCCGTGTTCATTTGTCTCGCCTGCTCCAATAACCCGCTCAAAGAAGTCTTCAAGTTCTCCGTAAGAGCAGCCAACTAGGAGGCTGTCATCAACATCAATACCCATCTTCTATCCTCCTAAAAGAAAGGGGCTGTGAAGCCCCTCCTATATAAATCAGTTCGAATATTTCTCTTGAATTGCAGCAATCTCATTCAGCTCTTCAGCTTTACCTTTCAGATCGTCTTGCTTCGCCTTCGCTACAGCAGCCTTGATTGTCTTTGCAACATCTTTCTTTGGAAAACCATTGACATTATATTCTTTGTCGTAGCTAAATTCATTCTTTAGCTCTTTAAGGTCTTCTTGCAGCATGTTGATTTCAGAAGCCAGTTGATAGGCACGGTTAAAGCAGTTTTGCATATTCAGTTCACTCATGTTTATTCCTCCTCATCTTCATAAGAGTAAGTTTCTTCACTGTTTTCAATACCCAACTCATCCAGCAGCTTAGGAACTCCTGTTACAAAATCGAAGTCCCAATAATTTCCGCTATCATAAAGTTTACCGTCTACATAAACTTCCAGCATTTCACAGCTTTCGTCCTTTCGGAACAACACTGATTTCTTAGTCATGCTTCTCTCCTTTAAAGAAGCCCCTGTATTTCAAGGGGCTGTAAGTGCTTGATTTATAACGATATCTTAGAAGGGAATATCGTCCTCGAAGTCGTCTTCAGGTACAGGTTCTTCCTTCTCAGGCTTCGGAGCAGCTTTTGGCTTTTCAGATTCCTTCTTCACTTCTTTCGAAGTGTCCTCGCTCTGAGCTGAACCACCACGCAGAGATTCAATCTGCTTCTGAATAACGCTACCTTCATAGTTGCTTGCACGCTTAATGGTGTTCACCACATGAGCACGAAGTTCTTTGATAGCAACATCATCATTCTGCTTATTAAATTGAATCATCATCGGAGTAGTGAGAGGTTCCGGGGCAGATTGACCACGACCAAGACCACTTACAAACTTAATGTACTCCGTGTAATAACGCTTACCCTTACTCTCTTTGAAGAAGACCTGTGCTTCAAACTGGAAAGCCTGACCAAGCAGTTCACTAATCCGTTGAGGCTTAAACACTTCACCGGGTTTAATCAGCTTAGACGCAACAGCCATCTTATAGAAAAGATGCTTTTGATCCAGACTCCAATCACCAAGCTTCTTATTCACTTTCAGAGGAGTAGGACGACCAATAATCATCCCGCTATCCTGAATGTAGAACTGACCACCCAACCACAGACGCAGAGGAAGAGGTTTGGATTCACCGAAGAACTCACCTTTGTCAATGATAATCTCAGGGAAATCAACTGCCACTGCAACACACTGAACAGCCTTCTGAGGCCAGCACTTCAGACGCACAGGCTTACCCTTATCGTCCTTGCCGTCTTTAAAGTAAGTGTCAGGATATTCAGCAACAGCTTTCCGCTCATCCTCCTCTGTACCATTAAACACCATCTCAGCGTCTTCTTGCTCTTGTGTACCAAGGTCTACAAGCATAGACACATAACCCACCAGAGTTTCACGCTCTTCCAATTGTGCGGTTTCAACGACATATTGATTCAAAGCATCAAAATCAACTTTGTTACCCGAACCGCTTTCTTTTTGATCGACACCATACACTTCAAACGACATTTAGTATTACTCCTATTTGATTATAAAATACAGCTTTTATGTTGCAAGCTGCCAGCACTTCACACATCGGCAACAATGCCGAATTCTTCACTTCTTCTCCAGATAACTACCAACACCAACCAAGAGAAGACCTACCAACAGAATCACCAGAACGAATACGATTGGACCCCAAAAAGGACTCAGTACCCACCACCAACTCCAAGTAATCTCACCCATCAGCTTCAGTGTAATGAAGATTAGACCAAGAATACTGAAGAACGGGAAGCTATAACTCTTTGTGTTGTTCTTTGTCATCTTATCGCACCTCACCCTTACCAACAAGTTGAACAATACTTACACCGTTCTCTTTACCACCAAGGCGAGCTTTA